AACAGACGTAAGTCGTTCTGCGCTAGGATGACAGGAATGCGTAAGAGACAAAAAGCCAGTAACAATACAGGTCAAGATAGATTATCTAAATCACTAAGAAAATGGAATTGTTAAAATGGTAGAAGTAGTATTTGCATTGTTGATGATAGTGGACCATGAAATTAAAGAACACTTACATATGGACAGCCTCAGCAAATGCCTTAAAGGGAAGCGTATCGCGGAGAGACAGTTGAAAGCTGAGAGTAGAGTGCAGTATAAATGCATTAAATCTAAGGCAAACATTGAAATATATATGGGAGAGAAGAAAATTCTTTCATTAATCCTTGAATAAAAAAAATCCAATAGCAAAGTATCTAAGAGATAGACGTTATCGACAGATTGTGATAAAGAATAAGAAAGCCTATGACAGAAAAAAACATAACCTTTCAAGCAGAAATAGTCAACGGTAAGTGTCCGACTTGTGATGAAATCACAATGTTAGTGGGTATTACCAGACAATATTATCGATGTATGACATGTGGAGCTGATTTACATCAACATATAAATGGTAAAATTAGCTATCTTCCAGTAATACAACCTCCAGAAGGTGCTACACCATACGTTAAAGAGTGGATATAGATGGGTAAACGCAGCTCTTTTGGAGCTATAACTAAACCTTTACGTGATAAACCCAAGAAACGTCCGGGTCGCCACAAAAAGAACAGAAATAAACACGAAAAAAGAATGGGAAAATATAGGGGAAAAGGCAAAAAAGGACGTTGACAAATATCCTATATTAACCTATATATACAGAAAGAAAGGAAAAAATGAGATATACATTTAAAATAAAAGAAGATGGCAAAGAAGAAGAAGAAAAGAAAGCTATGTCATTTAAAAAACTATTAAAGTCATTGATAACCCCAAACCCAAAATGGACTGGTTTTATATCGTATGAAAATAAAAAGAAAAGAATGGTTTATCATAATATTTTAAACGGTAAGAGAACATGAAAGAAAAGAAACTAACTATTACGAGCATGAATATAACTTCTAAACAATGGTCTAATCTAGTAATAGAATTAAATTTAATTCGTCAGGCATGGAAACCTTTTGCAAAGATTGAACTTCATACCCCAGGTCTTAAAAAAATTATTAATCAAGGACAAAGAAAGCATGACACTAGAGAAGATTGATAAAGCGGCAAATCTTTATAATAAAACTAAAGATCCAAAATATAAAGATTTATGGTATAAACTGATAAAGGAGTTTGCAAATGTGCAAAACATTAATAATTTTAATATTACTGTTCGACGGAACCCTATTAAAAGAGGAGTACGAATTGGCCAGACCAATGGAAGTACATGAATGTCTGATGTTTGCCGACGATCATAGGGAAGCAATTGCTACCTATAAAGAATTTGAAGATGCCATGAAAAACGGCTACTATTTAAACGATGGTAGAGGCACCTGGCAAGGAGTTATTTGTGAGTAGTATGATTTGGAGTATGTTAATTATAATAGGTATTTATGCAGTGATTGTAGGTATGTTAATTATGTGGAATAATGAAACTCGTTAAACATCCAGATACATTTTTAAGAGGACCTACAGAAGAAATAAAATTTCCCTTGAGTGAAGAAAATAAAATTATTATAAAAAATATGATTAATCTAATGTACCAAGAAAATGGTATAGGATTGGCTGCCAATCAAGCAGGATATAATAGACAGATGTTTGTAATGGATGTAAGTAATGAAAAGAATAACCCACAAGTATTTATTAATCCAGTTATTACTACTAAAAATAATATTAAAATGGGAGATATAGAAGGATGTTTATCGTGTCCTGGTGTGCAGGTTAAGGTAAGTAGATCTGTATCGGTCAATTTAGAATGGCAATGTGAACATGGTAAAGATCAACATAAAACATTTTATCATTTACCTAGTCGGGTTGTTCAACATGAAATGGATCACTTAAACGGAAAGCTAATAATAGATGAAAAAAAGTAAATGGACCTTTGATGGTTATTACTTCGATGGTAAGAATCTATATACATTATGGAAAGATGACCGAGGTAATATAAAACAAATTAAAGATAAATAACCCATCCAACAAGAAAAGTTAGATGAGTTTTGATGAAGGGAAAATTGTGCTGTAACACAATTTGGACACCTTGTCAAATATTATGTAGCTCTTCCTTTTTTAGGGATGTCTTGTTCCTGCATACAATAAAATTTAATAATAGTTCCATATTTATTGATCTCTTCTGGTCCTATTTCTTTTGCTTTTTTAATAGACTCTTCATAGCCCGCAACCATACACTCATAATGAGTATTATATTTAGTAGGCATAGGAAAGGGCTCGAGGCACATATTATATACACTCGTACACATAATCATACTTAATATAAATTTCATCTTGACAACCCTATATTTAATCCTATATAGTGCTCAGAAATAAATGAAAGGAACTATGACTGACATAACAAAATATAGAAATGTTTCGTTAACACATGAAACATATAAGACTTTAATTAATTTGTCTAAAGTTTTATTACCAGACGCCAAACTTTCTATCAGTAAGACTGTAGAATGTTTAGCAAACGAGAAAGCAAAGAAATTAAATGGTAAAATTAAAAATAAATCAAATTCGTAAACATATCTGTCCTACTTGCAAAGGTAATGGCTACATTAAAGTAGGCACAGAATGGGGAGAAACAGTCCATCAGTGTTGGGATTGTGATTCAGAAGGAGAATTTTATGAGAGTACAGATAATACTATTGGTGACTCTAACGGTAATGATCATTCTAATGACAGCGTGCACTAAAGTAGATTACGATTTTAATCCTTGGACTACAGTTTTAAGAGCAATGACGCATGATAAGAGGTGATAGTAAAGAATACCAATTATTAAAAGAATGGGTAGGAACCTTACCTTTCTTCACCGAATTGCCAAGTAGTGTTCTTACTTGTGAGATTGGTGTGCGTGAAGGACTTGGATCTAAAATCATTATGGATGGAATCAAAGAAAGACTTCCTGGTGTTCCTTATAAACATATAGCCATCGATCCTTATAACAATCTTAAGTATCAACATTATGATGATTCACCGGCATATACTGCCGATTATACGGATGACATGCGTAAACAAATGGAAATAGATTTTAAAGATTACCCTGAGTTTAAGTTTCATCATATGACTGATGAAAAATTTATGAATACTCATTATGAGATGAGACCATTCGATTTAGTATTCTTTGATGGTCCTCACATGACTAAAGATGTTATGACCGAAGCTATCTGGTTTGCACCAAGAACTAGACGAGGAACTAGGTTTATATTCGATGATCATAATAAATATGAAATGAGTATAATAGCCTATGCTTTAACAGTATATGGATTTAAAACAATTGAATGTGGAGACAACAAGATATGCCTGGAGAGAAAGTAATAGAAATTAAAGACTATATAAGATACTGGAGTGAGGGAACTAAAGATGGTCATGAGATTAGGATTGCTTATGGAGATTATTATAAACCTAAACTTTTAAAATTAAAACTAAAATGGCCCGATAGGGTGAGAGACGCAGAAGGGAGAGTAAGAACGTTAGATGTTAGAAAATGATTTTGCATATTTAGCAGGACTCATTGATGGTGAAGGGTCTATTTATTATAAGAAAACTAAACAGAAACGTAACACTAGACCTGGCAAACCAGTTCATAATGTCTGGGTCATTAGATTAGAAATAGCTATGACTGATAAGGATACGGTGAAGTGGTGTCATGATACTTTTAAAGTTGGATCCTTTGGAGAACGTAAAGTTAAAGAAGGGAAGAAGAGACAATGGCGATGGAGAGTAGCCCATCGAGATTGTTTAGAAATTTGTATGGCGGTGTGGCCTTATATTAAAACGAAGTTACATAAGGTGGAACAAGTCATAGACCATTATGAAGGTTATGATGGTAGAGATAGAGAAAATGTAGTAGACTTAGATTTGTATAGAAAAACTAGACAATTTAATTGGAATCTACATGGAAACTAATAAAACTGAAAAATTAAATAAATCCCTGAAATCATTACCTAAATTGAAGCAGGATATTGTTAAATCTATAACGCAAATCAGCCTAAATAAAAAGTACGGAGACTTGGTTGAGAATATTATTGCTAGGAAATTGAGTGAAAGAAAAGAAAAGAAATAGAGAAGTGGGAAGAAAATGGGATGGAATATCCCGACCGACTTCGGATTTGTATAAAAAGAATTATAATGATATCTTTAAAAAAGAAAAGGAAGAAGATCATGGTCGTAGTGCCGATGATGATTTTGATGAAGCGAGATGAATAGAAATGAAAAATATAAATATGTTCAGGGCTCACGATCCACGGAACACGGCTCACGGACCTACCAAGTAGCAGGAGAAAAGTTACCTTCAGTCACAACAATACTTGCAAAAACTAAAGATCAGAGTTATTTAACCGCCTGGAAACAAAAGGTTGGAAATGAAACAGCAGAGCGAATCAAGAATTTATCTAGCAAGCGGGGAACTGCCATGCACAAATTCCTCGAAACTCATATCACAGGAGTTGGCTACGATGATCTTACAGGGTTGGGACAGGAGGCGAAAGCCATGGCCCAAAAAGTTATTGAAGTGGGGCTCACGCCTGTGGAAGAATACTTTGGTAGTGAAGTTACGTTACACTATCCTGGGCTTTATGCTGGGTCTACTGACTTGGTTTGTTTACACAATAGTATGGAAACTATTGTAGACTTCAAGCAAGCAAATCGTCCAAAGAGTAAAGATTGGATTGAAGATTATTTTTTACAGATTGCAGCTTATGCAATGGCTCATGATTATGTCTATAGATCTGAAATTAGACAAGGAGTTATAATGATATGTACTCCAGATTTATATTACCAAGAATTCAAGATACAAGACGCTGAACTCAGAAACTGGAAGCACAAGTGGCTGGCACGTCTCGATCAATACAACAAATTAGCAGCATAAATGTCGACACCTAGGGTGTCGGCAGGGTGTCGGCAGGGTGTCGAAGGGTGTCGAACTTTTGGTCCAAAGTGCGACCAAAGTGTACAATTATGACTGAATTAAGGCAATTTAGCCACAATTCTGCCATAATATGTCGACACTTCGACACCCCTTCGACACCCTTGCGACACCCCCCCTGTCGAAGCTACTATCGTTGGTATATAAGGAAAGTAATCGAAATTTGTGCCTTTCGACACCTATTTATATTTTTATAAGCGCTGATTTAAAAAAATAATTTTTTACCTTTATGGTGTCGACAACTGTGTTACAAAACCTTATGCCTAGGAAAAGAAGAAAAGCTATCGCCTCAATTGGAACTCCCGACATACCTTATCCTAAAGTCAGGGTGGAGTGGATCGACTGTGTGAGTGACTCTGGCTGGGCTAATGATAGAGAGTTTGATAAGATGAGACTAGCAAGACCAATCAATGAAGGTTGGTTATTTTCTAAAGATAAAAAATCTGTAAAGTTATTTGCGTCCTTCGATAAAGAAGATGATGGCAGTTTTAGTTTTGGGGATAGAACTATGATACCAAGACAGTGGATTAGAAAAATTACTAAAATTTAATGGGTAACTTTATCGCTCACATTACCGTCGCTTTTTTCTTCTTGATCTTCCTCTTCTACGTTTTCTTTCTCTTCATACTGAGTTTCGGGGAGTGGCTCTGGGAGTTTTGCAGGACTTGCTTTAACTTCTTTCTTAAGTTGTTCAATAGGTTTCGCGTCTAAGATTGGACTGTATTGGTCCACAATTTCTTTCATTCTTTGTTCTAATTCTTGTTCACTCATATCTTCAAGCTTACCAGTTTTAATTATCTTTTGTTCAATATATAATCCGGCAGCTTTACCACGTGAAACTTCAGCATTAACAGCACTAGAAAAACTACCTTTCTTTAACGCTTCTTCTCTGAGTCTGGCAAGTTCTTTTATATGTTTTTCAAATGTAACTTCATATTTTTGTTGTACTTCTTCTCTTAGTTCTCCTATATACTTTACCACAAGAGGATATCTTTTTGGGTTTCTCAATTCACTTGCTCTTACTCTAGCTGAATCTTCAGCATAGCCTGCCTCAACAGCACATTCATAGGGAGTCTTCCTACCTTCATTGTATACATACAATTCAGAAAATCTTTTTTGTATATCGGTGAGTTTTTTTGGTAGTCCCATGATAGTTATTTGTGAAGGCCTTGTTTGAACTTCATGTGGTGGAGTCCATCCAAACAAGACCAAGCTTGACTTTTACAGTAAATCACAGTACAAGTCAATATGATAAATGAGAAAGGTCCTAACGATTTGAAAGCACAAATAGAGTATTGGAAAAAGAAAGCACAAGAAGCTGAAGGTGAATTATCTATTATTAGAGGGATAGGTAATAACTCTCCCGAAATGAAAGCTTTACAAAAGCAAAAAGAATTCCTGCAGGAAAAATGCAGACAAGCTGGTGCACGTATTAAAGAATTGGAAAATGATAACAAAAGACTTGCCAATGAAGTTGGTGATTATATAGACAGGATAACTAAAAACAACGTATGTTAAAATCCCAAGAACTAGAAAAGATCATTAAAAAATTTAATGAGAAAAGCACTGTTGCAAAAGAGGCAAGAGTTTCTATTAAAACTCCTGATGGTACCATGTGGGATTTAGAATCTATTTTCTTAGCAGAAAATAAAATCATTGGAGCACGTGAAACTCATAGGATTGTAATTAAAGTTACGCATGAAAATGCGTCTCCAGGTAAGGTAATCAGAAAGCTATGATTACTTTGAAATGAAATGGCTCCCGAACGCAAATTATGGCATGAAGTTAAGAAGAATTGTCCTCAAATTAAGTGGACAAGGATTGAAAATTTCGCTGGCGTTGGTGTGCCTGATCTATTGGGCTATAATGATTCTGGTACCTTTTTCACAGTAGAATTAAAAGTAGTCAAGAGTAATAAAATCCGATTTTCACCCCATCAAATTGCCTTCCATACACGTCATCCCAAGAATACTTTCATCTTAGCCAAGCACCTTGGTTCAGGGTGCTTGATACTTGTTCCAGGGTCCAAGATTCAGGATCTTTTAAGGGAAGGCTTTGCTTGCTCGTCCGTTGCTCGTGCTTCATGGTCCACGGTGCTCGAGACTTTGCTCGCTTGTTGATTGCTCGCTTGTTGCTTGAGCTTCTGTGCTTGCTTGTATATTTTTCTTAACTCTGCGTAATATTTAGGATGTTTGAATTCCATTAGTGCTGGCCATATGATATATTCTTAATTTCAGAATTCCAGCAATTTCTACAATCTTTGCACTGGTTGCCTTGATGGGGCGCCGGGCATGTAGCCTGAGCTGTCACCACGGTTGAAGTATGTGGCCAGCTGGCAGGTGCTGCCTGGTCCACCATCGGCGCGCTGAACCTGATCACCAGGTTAGCAGGTGCTCTGTTGAGATGGTCCTTGACCCATGCTTCCCGGGTCGGCATCCAGTGACGCTTACCCGGGGTGAGCTTACAGACAGAAAATATTTTATTTAGATGATCGAGATCCTGGACATCTCCAGAGTCGTGCCAGCGGAACACGTCCGGCTTCTTGCTGTTGATAAGATGTGCCATGGCCTGAACCCATTGCGGTGACTGTATAGCTGCCAGTCTCCTGTACTGTGCATCCTGGACCACCTTAAACACGTAACAGCCCTTCATGGCGTAACAGTCATAACAGACTGAGCCAGGGACCTGCTGGAGCTTGGCGCCAGTCTTGCATTCTTTGGCAGGTATACCTATTGACCAGCCGGGCATTTTGCCAGGCTTCGACAGCCCGCCAACCAGTTTCCATGCTTCACTTGTTTTCATAATTTATCCTTTATTATCCTATTATCATAGCTGTGCTTGCTTGTCAATTCTTGCTTGTTGCTTGAGGCTTGGCGCTGCGGGATCGTTGGCCAGAAAAAATTCTTATATGGCGCTGCAGGTGTCTTCTTAATTCTTTTAAAAAACTCTTCACAGCTGGCCAGGTACGCCCGCGGCAGCTGTGAATGCGGCCGCAGGAAATAATGTGTTAGGTCGTTGTGTTTAATTCGTTTTTTTGGCACTTCCACCCTGCATTACAACATCACCATCTGCAAACCCTGCACCACTTAAAGCTTTGCCTATTGCTGAAATCATTTTAACTTCAGCGTGCTTTTCATGTTTGTCTTTGTATTTGATATATTCCTTGTTCAAGCTGACTGGCTCAAACTTGGTATAATAAAACAAATGACCATCATCATGACCATCTTTTACTGTGGTTGATTTTTGAGTTGATACATGCCATCTATTATCTTTGAAGAGATAAATATATTCTATAAATACATCTCCTTTAATATTGTTCATGTACATCCACTCATCTCTGTATTCTTTGGCTGGGTCTTTTTTCCTATCCCAGTCGCGACCGTAAAAACTACACTCGTCAATGGTATCACCTAAATAGCTGGCGTCGCCATGTTCAAATAATAGTTTTGCAACATCTCTTTTATTATAATGATCAACCAGGCATTTACCCACTCCGTAAGGGTAGCCGTCCGAGTGAACATATATAACTTTTACTTTTTTAGTCTTTGGATCTTCTATTGCTATATTGCTTCTAGTACTCATTACTTTCTCCTTTGTTAATTTCTCATCCTATCATATGTAGGACCAGTTGTCAAGCTTGCTGATCCCAGATCCAATACACATCACTCGAGATTATTCCTGACTAGCATATTGGATCAGGGATCAGGTCAGTTCGCTTTCGTAAAGTACTGACTCAACCTGATCCCAGATCCAGAGGCTAGTTGGTTATTATCTAGAATACCTATATCTCCACTGGATCAGGGATCAGTTCTGGTTGCTTTGCCTATGAGATATATAAGCTCACACAACCAGAAGTTGTCCCATTATTTAATACTCATAAATGGTTTAAATAATTATTCCTATATAATCCTATTGACAAGTATTGTCAAGTAGTATATAAATTTATTTATGCAAACAAACAGAAAGGCAAAAATGAGTAGAATAAGACTAAACCAAGAGTATCGTAATAAGATTGCTAATCGTATGCGAGTACACTTGGAACAAGAACCAACACAAGAAAAACAAAAGTATGATGAACTCAAAGCAGATCAAATTGAGTTAAATGACAATGCTTGGAATATAGCAGAAACTATTGTTAGAAAACATTATACTCCAAGTGATGTTGAAAAAGCGTACTATCTTCAAAATAAATTTGAGAATGTTGAAACTATCGCAAAGGATAGTTGTTTCCATTTTCATTATTTAGGTCAAGTAGAAGATAGAGATTATGACAATAAACCTATAATGAAACAAGATACCATTGAAGAACATTTTGACTTTAGGTTAAATGGTGAATTTGATGGCAACAAGAGTAGTAGTTATAGTGAAAACAAATCTTATGGCTATGCTTTATATCGTGATGAACTTAAAGCACAAGATGAGTGCAATCCAGATATTTTGATTGAACAAGAGGGCAAAGACAATAACCCACATTTAACAAAATATACTGACAACAATAATAAATATCTTGGTCGTGATGATACTGGTTATGGCAAAGAGTGGAATGAAAAATATCAATTAGATTTAATTGGTAGAGAATATTGTCGTGATAGGTCTATCGCTTGTAATCAAGAACAATTCCAAATGTTAAAAGAGTGGAAACAAGCAAAAGGACAATTTGTTATTGCACATAGAAATTGGATTAAATCTATTTTAGACCAGATGAAAGAAATTAAAATTGGTCTAAAAGGTTATAAATACCTAGACGAGGCGATTGAGTTATGTACTGAACTTGGATTAAATGTTCAAGAGGCAGAAATAATTAGAACAAACTCAACTGGACTTGTAATATATAATCCTAAAAATCT